TCTAGCATATCTTTCAGGATCTTTTGTTTGCATAGTAAATATAGTTTCAATTCCTGATTGTAGTTTATCCATAAAAGATTTACCTTTTAATTTAGGATCTGGTAATAAAGATTCTGTTTCTGTTTTTTGTTTATCAGATATTGATTCTGTAGATTCTGGCTTAGTATCTGCAATACGTTTTGCTCTAGCTGTTTCTAAATTAGATTGATATTTAGCACTACCTAAAGGAGCAAAGCCTTCTGTTGGTTGAAAACTTTGTTTAAAGTCTTGAACTCCTTGACCAAATGAAAGATTTGGATCTCGTTGTAAAATCCCACCCATAGTAAATGGTTCTGTTCTATTAGCTGCTTTACTACCCATTGGTGTAAAATCTTCTTTTGGTTTAAACATATCTATTAATCCCATAATAATCTCCTATAATCCTAATAATCCGCCAGCTATACCGCCAAGCGCACCATACATTCCACCTCTACCACCAAAGGCACCACCTAATTCAAATCCTTTTTGACCTAATCCTAATGCAGAACCAAATCTACTACCACCACCTGAGTACTCATAGCTTGGATTTTGAAATGCTCCAATGCTTAAGATAGGTGACATAAATGAATTTAATCTATCGTATGGTGATCTTTGTTCAAACTCATATCTATTGATACGATCTTGTAAAGTTCTACCTGCAAGATCTTCATAAGCAGCACCAGTTTCTCCAATAGCTCCTACGCCTGCCATTCTACGTCTATCATATAGATCTTGAATATTTTGTATACCTTCAGCTCCTGTACTCATTCTACCAAACATAGCTTCTCTAGCCTGTTGTTCTCTAGCAATGTCAGCTTGTGATGCACCATATTGTCTCCCTAATTGTGCTTGACTGCCTCCATATAGTCTATCCATAGCTTCTCTACCACCTGTAAACTGTCTAGCAATAGCAGACTCTCTAGAATCTAATTCTCTAGCTCTTTCTGCTTCTGCAGCAGATTGTGCAATAGGGGCATATGCTTGACCAAATCCTCTAGCTACAGCTTGCTGTGCGCCTGGACTAGTTCCTGTTCTACCTTGACCACCAAATGAAGTTTGTACATCTTGCATAACATCACTAAGTATTCCAGATCTTACACTAGATAAATAATCACCTTGAGGTTGTATTTCAGAATAAGCATCTCTACCAGGATCAGCAGAACCATAACCTATTCCCATACCCATGCCTGCACCTAAACCTCTATTTAAATAAGAATCACCTGCAGCACCAGATGCCATACCACCAAAGGTACCAGCAGCTAGGTCATAGTAATTACTACCACCTGTCATATCCATGCCTTGAGCTTTTTGTAAATCTAAAGCAGCTTGAGTTTGTGGAGAAAAACCAACAACTGTAGATCCTGGATAATAATTTCTTCCAACATCACTTCCATATAAACGTGCTGATTCTGTCATGATATCAGATATATAAGGTTCAGCTTCTGAATAAACTCCTCCTACTACTGATGATACTTGTGGGTCATCGGATCCAAATGACATATATTATTCCTCCAATTTTCTTTCTAATAAGTAATGTGTTACTTTATAATTATGTTGTTTAAGTATGCGAGACCATCCTGGTCGAGCATATGTTTCTAAATGAGTACAGCCTTGTTGCTTACCCCATTTTTCTATTATTTCTATTTTATCTTGCCATAACTTTCTATTCTTACCTGTTACAATAAACAGATTAAGAGATCTAGTATTAGGTCTAGTTATAACTTTAGATACAATACAACCTTGGTATTTATCTTTTTTATCTTCATTCCATAATATCCAAAGCTGTGCTTTATTATCATAGATTGAATCCATTACATCTTGTAAATTATAATGATTACCAGAATACTTTAATGCTTTGTCTATTGATTTAATAACAAAAGGTTCAGCTTCTTTAACATTCTTTGTAGGTATAAGTACAGGTACTGTCATGTAATTTCTAAATAAGATACAATTCCAGATATAACATCAGCAGTTGCTGCGGTAATTTTTAACACATCTCCTGCTTCAAGTATCATAGATCCTTCTACACCATTAACAGTTGTACCTGTTGATACGGTATGATTATAAACAGTATAGGTAGTATCACCACTAGTTACTGATAAAGATACTAAAACATTTGAGTTGTGAGTACTAGCAATCTGTACTGATTTAACAATAATAGCAGTATCGCTTGGTGCTGTATAAATTGTAGTAATACTAGTGCTATCTAAAGCAAAGAATTCATTTTTATAAGTATGTGCCATTACTCAACGCTTTCTTTAAATCCATCTTTAAGATTTTTATGAAATTCATCTAATGCATTATGCTCACAATTTGCACATTTACAAGTTACACACTGACCATTATTACCACAATGACATTCGTGTTCACAATGTTTGCACTGTCCTACGCTAGAAACCATGCAGCTACCTCCTGATTTTCTACATTATGATATCGTACTAATTGATTTACAACATCTTCAGATACTAATTGATATTCGTATGTAGATAATAATATACCTTCTAAAGTATAAGCAGGATAGTTATAAACATATTCTAAGTTTTGTTTACTAGCCATTATCTACCACCACGATTAAATCCACGTGATGCACCTAAATCTCTATTAGCTTGTTGTTTATCTCGACTTGCACCACCAGTACTGCCACCATTATTATTGTTATTGTTGTTATTATTAGCAGGATTTCTAGCTTGTTCACGTGCATCATCTGCTTCTGTAGAACCATAACCTGTTTGTAGACCTCTAACAGTATTATTAGTTCCATTGCCTTTATCAGTATCTTCACCAAAGTAACCTTTTACTTTATCTGTAAATGTTTTTAGTTTATCAAATGTAGTTTCATTATCACTATCAAAGTCTTTATTAACACGAGCTTGTTCTCTAACATTTGCAGTTATTTCATTATAGGCTTCTTCACTTATATCTTTAATACGATCAAGTTTATCTTGATACGTTTCATTACGATTTAATATACCACCTATAGTAAAGTTGTTTACAAAACCTGCTAATGTTTTAGCTATCGTAGCATCTAAACCGTCTAATGCTTCTACTGCACCAGTTTCATTATTAATTCTATAAGCTACGCCATTAATAACTTCATGACTATATGCCATATTAGCGCCTTGATCTTTATCTCTACCGTCACCACGACCACCAGTATTACCTATAAGACCAGTATTAATATCTTCTACTACTTCTTCATCTTTAGGTCTGCCAGTTCTAGGATCTATTTTACCTTCATCTACATCATAAATGTTTTGAAAGATACCACCACCAACTGGATTAAAATCTAAATTATCAGTTCTAAACTGTCTGTTATATTCGGGAGTAACAATCTCAGTAGCTCCTGTAGTTGGATTAATAATTATTTGTTGTTGCTCTCCACCTTTAGTAGCATCTATACTTCTTCTACTTAAACGATTACCAGATAACATATTTTCATATTCCATACGAGCTTGTTCAAACTGTGGCGTTAATATTTCTTTACGTAAATCATTTCTTAAGGTATCAACTTGTCTTTGAGACGAGCTAGGATATTGTATATTTCTATATTTTGCTAATAATTCTTGAAAATAATCTATTGCCATTATCTATAACCTTCTTTGATTGCTTCTATATCTATACCTTGTGCATCTGACCACGTGGTAGCTGCAGGTATAGTTAAGTTAAATTTAAAATATCTTGCTGACTTATGAAAAGGCATTGTGCCTGTAGCATGTATACTAGAGGCAGCAGTATTAGAAGCAGTATCAGCAATTCTATTTCTAAAACTTAATGTTCCTGTAGCAGAGTCAGTATCTACTATAGGTCTTACATGGGTAATTAAAGATCTATGCATTGGAAATATTTCTGTTTCTCCAGTACCTATTTCTGCTTCTAAAGAATCACCATTAAAAGATCCTAGCTTATGATCTGTACTAAATGCACCTACTGTTCTTAAGCCACCAATAAATACAGCACTATCAAATGATACTGTTATTGCATCTATATCATTAGTACCTGATGCTGGATAGTCATCTAGTTCTTCTAAAGTAAATCCAGGTGATAGGTAATCTATAATAACTTCATGTTCTAATTCTACAATAGACCATCTATTACTAGCTATGTGAAATATTAATATCTTATCATTATGTGTACCAGAGTTATTACCAGTAGCAGAAGGATAAGACCACATAATTAATTTGTTTTCATGATCATAAGAAGCTCTAACACGTTCTCTTAATGCAAACTTAAGATCATTATAAAAAAAACGATCTACTTTATTTGCACCAATAGGTTTAGCATTAGAACCGTCTGTTACATAAAAGCCATCTTCAGATAGAAAGTAAACCATGTTACCTACTTGTATTACATTTTTACCTTGTACAGCTCCTCTATTATCTTCTATTCTTCTAAAAGAAAATATTACATTACCACCACGATAATCCATACGAGTAATACGAGATTCTTGAAATATTAATCCAAACTGTCCACCAGTCATACCTGTAATAACACCACCTTCTGGAAGTGTTTCAGAGTCAGCTTGATTAACTCCTTCTACCCATGCAGTAGGATCATTGAAGCTAGACCATTGTACTTTGTTTTGTGCTGTAGGTTGAAATCCTGTAACTAAAAAATTACCAATAACTGCAGCATGTTTAAATACTGGAGGTGATCCAGCTAAGTTAGCAAAGTCAGTAGATGAATCTAAGGTCCATGCTTGCGTAGCATCATCACCATTAAAAGCTATAACTACTTCTCCAAATCTAACAAAATCCCAATATGATTCTGCAGGAAAACTAAAGGTAGTACCGCCACTTTCATCTACAAAAGCATTAGAAGTTAGTTTATATAACTTAGTAGCATCACCTGCAAATATAGATACAACACCACTATCAGATTTAAATGCTTTGCCACCTTGCGCTCTAGCATCTAAACCATTACTTGAAGTAGCAGCTATTCCATTAAATGGTCTATAACTATTTACTGCAGGAAAAACATTTTTAGCTTGTGTAGAACCAGGATTAGCATGATCTGGCAAATCTGGTAGCCATTCTCCAAAAGGTAATTGCATTATTTTACGTTATCTAAGTTGTTAATATTAATACCTGATCTTTGAATTAAAGGTGATCCATTGTATTTATCTAAGTCATCTGCATCTTCTGCTTGTTTAATAGCAGCATCATACTGAGTTTTAAATTGTAATACTGTTTGTTGATCCATGCCTCTAATGAATGTTGATGCATAATATAACGCACCATATAAATATATATCAGGAAACTTATCAAGAATAGTATTAGTTGTAGTTGTACTATCAATACTATCAAAGGCTTTATAATAAACTAATCTAGCTGTGTAAGTAGAGTCAGGTGCAGGACTAAATCTAAAGTTATTACCTTCAATAGAAAAAGCTCTAGGTACACCTGAGTTAGTATAGTCTTGTGTATCAGCTTGATGAAAAGGAGTCATTAATGATAAGACTCTATCAGGAGTACTACTAGTTAGAATAAAACTTCTAATTTGTAAAAACCCTGTAGGTAATGCTTCAGTTGCTGTATCAATAGTAAATGCACTATCAACATTTTCCATAGCTCTAATTCTTAATCTACGATTAAAATCTGCTTCAGTAAGATCTATAAAGTCATCTATCTCTGTAGTCAAATCATCACGTGCTAAGAAATTAGCAATAGCTGTTTTTAAATTTGCGTAATTGTTTAAAGCCATTATAACCTTTTACTTCCTGTTCTAAAGTTTTCGAACTCATTACTATTAACCATCTTTTTAATAATATTTCTTTGATCATCTGCGTGTAGTTTATGATAGTTAGAATGACCAAATAGTTCTTTAGTTTTAATTTGTAATGCAATCAATGGTATCTGTGCTATACGTTGAAACTCACCTTTTTGTTCTGTATGATTTCTAGATATTTTATTATCTTTAAGTATAGATTCAGTATCTTGTGATTTTTTTATTACAAGTTTACTTGTTGCTTTATCTATATGTATATCTTGATTAGGATTATATATATCAGTCATATTACAGCTCTGTCACATCAACATCATATGCATCAACTAGAACTCTCCAACCATACGTATCATTATAAAACACTAAACCAATACCAGTGTTTTGTGTAGTAATGGTAAGGTCAGCATCAGCTCCTTGTATTTTCTTTGAGTTTCTGCCAATAGTTAAATTGTTTGAGTCAAATGATGCAGTTGCATCAAGTACATGAACTTCATCACCAGCACTAGGACTAGCAGGAAGTGTAATTGTAAACGCACCACCTGAAGTATCACATAATATTTTATCACCAGCAACAGCAGTATAGGTACCAGTC